AGGCTGCCTATGTGTGGTTAGCGGCTGAGATGTGTGACCCAGATTTGCCAGTGGAGAGTTGGACTCAACACGACCTTATCCCCTTGGGGGTGGGAAACTTTGTAGTGGGGCATAATATATCTTACGACCGTGTCAGGGCTCGCGATGGTTACACTCTTGATTTAACAGAGCCCGAAAACTTTTATTTTGACACATTGTCGGCACACATTGCAGTAAGTGGGTTAGCAGCTGGTCAACGTTGGCTTTATGTACTAGCGGGCAAAGAACCCGAATCATTGACTGAGGAAGAAAAGAAGAGATTAAGATTTCGTCCCAAATGGGCTAGCGAAGGCTCAACTAACAGTTTGGTTAACGTTTATAACTTCCACGTGGCTGCTGTGAGAGAGTTTTTCGGTGATAATGTTCACCGGATGAAGGATGCCGACAAGGATATTAGAGATGTTTTTGTAAAGGCTACCGAGATCCATCAGCTTGCTAAGCGCCGCAATCTGCTCAACTATGCTATGGGTGACGCATACTACACTTCCGAGTTGTTTCAAGCCCTGTGGCCCAAATACATAGAATCTTCCGCGTCGAAAGTTACATTAGCCGGCCACATGTTTCTCAATGGCTCTCGCATCCCAATACCAAACAACTGGTCTCAGTGGCTTAAGCAAGTTGAGCAGGTGTTCTTGGATTACAACCTGGAAATGTCTGAGATTTGCCGCAAACTTGTGGAAAAGTACGTAGATGAGTGGAATGGTAAATTTGACTCCGATTTGCTTGAGGCTCAAAACCTGTTTGACGCAGACCCAGAGGCATCTATTGCACTGGCCGGTATTATTGGCAAAAAGACGGTGAAGTTTACGGATGTTTTGCGGGGGTTTGACAAGCAGGGGCACAAGTGGAGACACAATTCGTCCGCATGGGCGGAGTCTGATCCTTGGCTATCGCAGCTAGATTGGACACCGCGGAGTTATACAGGTAAATATGCCTTTATGCCTAATTGGGCGAGTAAATACATTGTCAATTGCGAGGAGACTATCACCACTAAGACCAATGCGTCCCACTTGCTACTTAAGCTGAGTTGGGAAGATTCTCCCGTCATTTACACTAGGAAAGAAGGGTGGTGCTTCCGCAGTGAAGGTGGTGAGCTTATAAAGGTACCCCACCCAAAGGGCACTGGAGATAATGTAGGGGTGTTGCTCTCCAAGGACTTCTTGGTTGACATGGATAGTGGGCGCCTAAGTAGCAATCTCACCGAAGCCAAACGTGCCCTAGACATTTCCAACGCCACATCATATTGGACATCAGTTCGCAAGCGTGTTCATGACAGGATAATTAAGACTGTCAGCAACCCTTACGGCAGCGGGTGGCAAATGATGATGCCTGAGATCATCGCTCACGGCACAGTTACTCGTCGGACTGTGGAGTCTTTAATGGTGACGATGTGTTCGACAAAATCTCACCGCATTGGCACAGAGCTGAAAACCCGTATTCAGTGCCCACCTGGTTGGAAGATCGTGGGCGCTGACTTTGATGGTCAGGAACTTCAGATCGCCAGTATCTACGCTGATGTGTGGGAAGGGGGGTTTATTGGCGCGTCACCCATGACCCACACTGTGCTCTCTGGTTCCAAGGAAAAAGGCACAGACGCCCACACAAAACTTGCAAAAGCCATCAATACAAACCGAGATGTTGCCAAGGGGGTGGGGTTCGCCATGCTCTACGGTGCAGGTGTTAGGACAATTGCTAACACAATCAAGAAAACATACAAAGATAGGAGCGCAACTGATCTAATGGTCTTCGGAAAGCGTGCATTAGAATTCAAAAAGGGTATGAAAACACCAGAAGGGTATTATGAGGGGGGTAGCGATAGCGGTTGCTACAACTATATGGAGGGAATCGCCCTAAGGGCAAAAACCCCTACCCTACCGTGCCTAGGGACAAAAATCTCTACGGCTTTGCGCCCGTCAGCAGTTGGTGAAGACTTTCACACAGGTCGCATCAATTGGAGCATACAGGCGAGCGGAGCAGAGATGCTTGCCGTGATTCTCACTGCAACTCACTGGTTAGCTAGGATCTTTAAGATTCCGGCCCAATTCATTATAAGTATCCATGATGAGATGTGGTTTATGGTTCCTGAACGTTATGTCGAGAACTTTGCGGTAGTGTTTCAGATGGCTCACCTTTATTCTTGGGCTCGCTTCCAAGCTTCGGTTGGTATCGCAGACGTACCGCTGAGTCGGGCTTTTTTCTCATCAGTGGCTATCGATGAGCGGTTGAGAAAGTCTGTCCACGAGTGTACCGTAACCCCATCAAACCCACTTAAGGAGACTGAACCGGATGGTTTCGAATACTCATTGGCTCAGATGGCTGAGCTAGGGTGGATAAAAAAGCTAACCACTCGACTAAACATGGTTAACCGTGGTTTGCTTTGACTATAATAAACCAAGTGTATACAACACCTAACCACCTATTAATCTTCTCCCCCCCCTTCACCCCTGTTTAAACTCAATGAGCAAAAAGAAGGCCAAGTATTGCTCGGTTAACCTGTTGTGGGTCAACCGCCCCTACGTCACTATTACCTTTTATGACCACAAACAACGCACACTCAGGAGCTCAGTGGATGTGGTTATTAATCTTGACTACCACGATGATAAAAACGTGAATGACTTTTTAGCCTCACGTTAAACCACAAATAACACCAAACACACAAAAACTAAACACCATGTTAATTATAGTATCCGGTCCAGACAGAGTTGGAAAATCCACCTTGATTGAAGCTATGTCAAGGGAGTTAGGTGAATCCAACACTTTCACGGCTCACCATGGGCCACCACCTACGGACAACGATAACATCTTAGATGTATACCGGCAGACTGTTTCAAACTGGAAAAAATCTGGCAAGGAATATGCAATTTTTGACAGAGCTTATCCCTGCACATATATTCTTGAACAACATAGAGAGCGTAACGCAGGCCACTTCGAAGATGTGGTGGACTTTGAATTGGAATTACTAGAGTCCGAGATAATAGTAGTTCACATAGGGGTTTTTCGCCCATGGTACTGGTCCGCACCACTCCATGTTAATGAAATACGTTCCGAAAAACCTTGTGCTGCATTGTGGCACATAAGGGATAAGTACATTGCACGTATGCAAGAGCATGAAATTTATACACAGCAGTTGCTACATTTCTACGAAAACATTACAATGTTTCCAAGCGTCCAGTTAAACAACGAGGATACAAATGGATCAAATGCTGTGCGGTTATGCCTTGAAATTGTAGCTAGGGAACTAAACTAAGATGGCAATACCTGGACCAGGGAGCCCAGAAGCATTTTTGTCATATGCTGTAGACTGGGTTGACGATGCAAACGATCGGTTTGACATGGGGATGAGAGCTTCGGCTCAGGAAAGCATCAGAATAGCGGCTCAAATGTACATTCAGTTACCCAGGGGTTACTCGGACCCGGATTTTGAAAGATATTATGAAGAAACCCTTAAAAAAGTTTACGGTTAGCATTAACAGCGATAATAATGTGTTGCCAAAACAAGCTGGTAAATTTGAGTTTAAGGGTGTTACACCCACACCCACACGGAAACAATTAACTGCGTGGGTAAAAAATTACTACACTAGGTAACCTAAAATCACCATGGAAGAAACTCCTAAGCCCGGCGTGCGTGTAATGCGGAAAAGCCCAGAAGAACTTTCTTCTGGTACTCCGATTACTACAATTTCCTCCGAACAAATCAACAACACTTTTTACACGGTTCTCTCTGACGGCCGCGAAATCGTCCTTAGAGAGATGATGGCCAGCGATTTGCTGTTTATCGAAAAACTTAGTAGTGCTGGGGACATGGAGCGGTCGCTTAAACTTGCTTCTCGGCTCTCTACTGGAGGTGGCAAAATCACATTTGATGAGTTACAAAAACTCAAGATGCGTGATCTTAGGAAAGTCACTGATTTGCTAGGCAAAGCAGGTGGTACAGACGAGGACGAAGACCCAAACGATTGATTGTCGTTCCGCGTGAAGATTTCACCTATGAGATTACATTCGCGAATGGGATGACGATAGTTCTCCGAGAACTAATCCCTAAAGATTTTTATTTCTTGGGTCTCATTGAGAATGACTTCTCTGATATTTCAACAAATCATTTAGTCATTCTAATCATTATGCGGCTTAGCGGGATGACCGAGGACGACTTGGCCATACTCCCTTCTAGGTATATCCAACCTCTCGGTGAATGGCTTGGGCCAAATATCTTAGAAGAGAAGGTGATGAAAGTGGAACAGTGGCTTGAAATGGCTTTCCATTTTTGTAAACAGCGCTGGGACCACTCTATTGATTGGCTTGAGCAACAACCGGTTTCAAAAATACTTTTGATGGCAAAAATTCTCTCCGACTTTGTTGAAAAACAAAACAAAGAGACTGCCCGCGCTGCACGAAAGAAAAAGTGAGTATTAATTTTAGAGGCTCAGCTCAGCTTTTTAATGAAAACTGGTGGGGAGGCTCTCGTAATGAGATTGCCGACATCCTTCAACAGGATAATGAATTAGCATGGTCTCAACAAAGAGATCCTCAAATTACTACTGGTTGGGCCCCACTTTCCGCAAAATATGGAGCGTGGAAAGCTAAAAACTACGGAGGACTTCCAATTCTCCGCCTAACTGGAAAAATGCAAGATGGGACCAGAATAAGGCCCGCCCAAGGTGTCGGTTTGTTTTCGGCTAGAATGGGGACAAATTATGGGATGTATCATATGACTGGTACGCGATTTATGCCAGCACGACCTTGGCTTGGAGTTCCAATGATGTCGATGCCTAAAATCACAAGTTCGGTGGCCAGAGCTATTGGACGTGGCCCTACTATGAGATTCTGATGGCCGGAAAAACACGTGTTTGGCAAATAGGGGATAGTTGGAGTAAGCTTGGATATGCCTATTATGGCGATTCACGCGAATTTCGCTATATTCTCGAACTTAACTCTGGGTTTGATATTCGCATCAATCCAGCATCTACTGTTCCGATATTCATCACAGACTCAAGTGGGGTTCTGGGTAAGACAACACCAAGCGACGCAGAGGGCGCTCCTGGGACTCTTAATCAACTGAGTACGGCTTTAGACCTTAGCGGTTCTGACGAAAACCCAGAAGTACAAGACATTGCGACCGCTATTTTCCCTTGGGAAAGCTTAAACGAGTTTACTGAGAGACTCTCAGAATACTCTGCTTATGCTCTCCTTGAAAAAAATAGAATGAACGGGTATGGCCTAGACTCGCCTCAAGCAAGTTTAGACACCCAGCGTGGTTGAGAGGCCTCTACGGAGACCACGAGTAGACTGTCCGAAGCTACTAGTTCTCTCAACATCAAAAGAAGGAGTTAAACTCTAATGGCTACAATTTCACTTGGGGGCGCCCGTGGCGGCTCTCCTGGTACATTCATTTACGAATCTGCAATTGCGTCTCGTGCGTCTGTTGCTAGCTTTGGCACTGTTTATATGGTTGTTGAGGCTCCTCAAACAGCTTCAATTGTGCAGTTTCCATATAACCGCGCAATTTTTGTCGGTAGTCTAAACGAATACGAAAATCTGATCGGCGAACTGCCAACTAGTGGCGCAGAACTTGACTCGTATTACGGCGTTAAGGCTTTCTTCCAACAATGCACTGTTGGCGACCTCCGCGTTGTTCGTGTAGGTACACCTTCTATCATTGTACAGGTCGCTTTTGACCCCAGTGCTAACAAGGATAACGGAGTTGCTGCTCCATCCTCTCTTCAAAAGGGTGATACCGTTTACGCTAAGCTTGACATTAATGGCATTCAACTTGGCGTTAAGAACAGTGCGGGTGCTTGGCTTGGTGTCCCAGTTGTAATCCCAGAAGACTACGTCAATGGGAGTACTACAAATAACCTCAAAATCTCCGGAGCAATTCGCGACGCAGTTCGTGATGCTATCGAGGCAAATAGCGACATTTCTGCCGGTGTTTACATTCGTCAAGAAGGCGAAGGTACTTCTGGTTGTGATGATTGCTCATATTTGTATTTGACTGGCCGCGTGTTTAACTCTCCAGTGGAAGTGGTAAACTCGAACACAATCACTGGTGTTCAGTTTATTCTAGCCGCTGCTGGTTATTCTATCGCTAATATATCAGAGTCAGATGAAACTGTTTACGATTACATTCAGTGTGTTCGTACCGCTTTCGAAGATCCTCGCCTAGCTCAAGGCTATCTAATCGCCCCTTCAGCTTTCCGTAAGTTTAGACAGTCTGAGCGAGTCAACCTTGGCCAGACAATGGAGGAAGTATGCTCCGATCAAAACCACAAGTGGATGGCTTTGGTTGATTGCGGACCTTACAATGTCACAGACATCAGTATTTACAGCGAATTCGTTCCTGCAATTCCGTCAAATGGATTTGAAGAAGGCGAACTTTATCTTGTAGACAACGTAATTTATGAATGGACTGATACAAGTCCTCTGAGTTTCACGTCTGCAAACTATGATGTAGAAAGTGCTCTTGATTCTGCAAACGTTGCGCTTGTAGACGGAACTCGTCTAGCAATGAAAGATGACCAAAGCATTCGTTCTAACGTGGCTGTTAACACGGGCACGGATATAATGACTTTGGCTGAGGACTGGCCTGTAGAGGCTCTTCCTTCTGGTACTTTGGTAAGTATTGCTCTGTTCCAAAATTCCCCTCTGCCAACTGCTCCTCTTTATACCGACGTACCTACTAGCGTAACTAACGAGCCACTACTTGGATCTTTCTATGTAATCGCGAGTGACATCGATATTACTTTGGCGGCTAATCAAGTACGTTTTGCCACTAGCACTGCTCGGGCCTCTATCAACGATGCAGTAAACTTCACCACAGCTGGTACTCCAGCTGGTGGCGGAATGCTAGTTTTGACCTACTCTGATCCTGCCTGGGAATTTGAAGTAGAAATCAAAGGCAAAATCAGCAGCTTGGTTGAGGCTAATGGCGGCGTTAATAACGTGTCGTTCAATACTTTGCACCTTCCAGGTACACTGCAAGCCCCGACAACTCAGCATGACTTCAAGAGTTTGGTTCGCCAAATTACTGACCCGTCAACCGCGATTCTAAGCGGCGGTCAAACGCTAAAATACTTTAGCGCAGCCGACGTCGATATTGCAACTAACGAAATTACTGCAGTTGCTCACGGCTACAGCACTGGTGACGGAGTTAACTATTACTTGTTACCTTCTGACGGCTCTATTACCCCAACAAACTTGACATCTGGTACTGAGTACTATGTCATCAAAATTAGCGATAATGTTATACAGCTTGCTACCACCTTGGCCAACGCCAACGCAGGCACTGAAATTGTTCTCCCCGGCGCGGGTACCGACTCCACAACGGTTCTGAACCCAAGTGGCGGAGCTGCTCAATCAGTTTTAACAACTGGCAATGACTGCTTGTTGTTCTCTTCTGAGCACCCCGTATATTCGGCTGATAAACTGTATTTTGATGGGAGTGTTATCACTGCCACTGATACAATCTTCCGCGGCACAACCACAACGACAACAACTGTTTACTTTGCTCAAAAAACTGACCGAAACTTCTTCCGTCTGGCCCGTTCGGCATCTGACTTAGCTTCTAACGTCTTTGCTGACTTCCCTGCTACCGCTATTACCACAGCGGTTCCCACTCGCTTTTACAAGAAGCTTAGTGCGGCGGTAGACGGTGGACAATTTAGTGATTCTGGGGTTCTTCGGTATATCCGCGGCCGCAAGTATCAACTCGACGTTACTCTCGCGGTAAATGGTGTAAGGGACGAAGCTAATGTAGTAATTACTTCTGGTGTGAATGATCCTTATGGCGTAGCCTACGCGGATGACATTAGCACTGACGCCCGTCTTTCTTATAGCAAGACCCCAGAAGGAGCTCCTGTATACCAAATTGCCGCGGCTGACGTAGCAACAGTCACTGAGCAAATTACAATCACGGCTCACGGCTATCTAACCGGTGATGCTGTATCAGTAAATACGGCAACTGGCGCGACCTTGGCGACTGGTCTAGTCACTAATACAACTTACTACGTGATAGTGATCAACGCTAACACTATTCAACTTGCTCAAACTGTGGCGCTTGCCATAGCCGGAACCGCTGTAAACATTACAACAGCAGGTACGAACAACGCTGGTGGTGTAGAGTTCTTAGTAAGTCTCGTGTCTAATGAATATACCTTCCAGTACACAGAAGACTCTAACTCTGAGCCATTGACCCTGGCTCAAGACTTTGCTGGAGAAAATAACTTCTATTGCGTGCCCCTGAGCACTGGCGATCAAGCTAATTATTCGTTTGCCGACCTGCACATCCATCCTGTACTTCAAATCGGTCAAACCTACACCACTCTGTATAGCGGCTACACAACAGTCGAACTACTAGAGCCTTCAACTGACGTTCCGAATAATCTTTGGAACTTCATTGCCGTGACCTCCGCTGATCTCATTAACGAGGCTCTTCGTGGAGTGAACAATGGCGGTGTTCCTCAAGTTGCAACAATCGAAAAAGGCATCGATAGCCATTCTCGCTTGTTCTTGGAATCACAGTTCTATAGCACGACCCAAGGTTTCCTTGCTTACTATGCACCGTACATCAAGAATGATGCTGGGGTCTTTGTTCAACCCACTCCGTTTGTTACGGGTCTTGCAATTCGTCGCTATCGCGACTCCACAGCTGGCTTCCGTCTGCCTCCTGCAGGTGCTAAGTATAGCCTAGCCGGGGCTCGTGGCTGCGAAATTGCAATTACAAATGCTCAACAGGAAGTCAGCAACCCACAAGGTCTTAACGCCCTTCGTCAACTGCCTGGCTATAGCACCACTGATCCTGACACCGGGGAAGTATTTGGTCCCGTGTTTGTTTGGGGCTCACGCACTCGTGTTACTCGCGGAAATGCCGAGCAAGCTCTTTATCAGTTCGTGAACACTCGCGTGATTCTGAACGTGATCTACGGTACCCTCCGTCAGGCCTTTGATGGTCAAATCTTCAATGTGATTGACGGACGTGCGGTAACATTCAACCAGATTCGGGCAATTGCTTACAATACTCTCTATGAGAGCTTCTACGTTCCTGGCGCTCTGTTCGGTTCGTCTCCTGCCAACGCCTTCGAGGTTGTTGTGGATGAGCGAAACAACCCTGGCGGCGCTCTAGAAAATGGTTTTGTGAACGTGAAAGTATTTGTGGTTCCTGTTCCAACTCTCGAGCGTATCGAGGTTGATCTGGTTCGTGTAGGAATCGGCGGTATTCCAGCTGCTCTAGAATCAGCTGGTCTAACCGGCAACTGATAACAAAGGAAATCAAACATGGCTAAAAAACGCCTGGCGTTCGACGTCGAGGAAGATCTCCACTCTCTTCTAAAACAGGCGGTCGCGGAGCAGGGCACCACTCTTGGTGTTTTCTGCTCCGGCCTTCTGGAAATGGGGTTGAGCACCAAGCCATCAACCCCTATTAAAATCGACTCCGAGCTTTATTCAAGTTTGCCATTGGACCAACTTCGTGCTGAAGCTACCCGACTCGGAATTGAAAAGCCATTGGGCTGGGAAACTTCGGTACGTAAAATCAACTCTGAAATAGTCAAAAGGTACGTAATTAGATGACGAGTATCCGCGGATTATTGTATCCTTTGCAGGTGCAAAACGGCGGCCTTAGCCTTGCTGAAGACGAGAACCTGGTAGAGCAACAAATTATTTCTGTGCTTGAAACACGCCCATTTGAAAGAATTATGCGGGCGGATTATGGTTTGCCAGACAACGTATTCGAAGTTATAAACCCTGCCGCGATAGACTCTAAAATCTCAGAGGCAATAATTGAACAAGTTGGAGGAGTATCAGACATATCTGTTAAAGGAAGCTGGACCGGCGGTGAAAATGGTCTTTATGTTGTGAATATACTTTACACCGTGGATGGCACGCCCCAGCCTCCGTTGACACTTTCGCTCGTGGTCTGATGGCAAAGCGCTTTCAAATTCCGCCCATTCCTACAGGTGATATTGCGCAGTATGCCAATAATCCGTATGCTCGTCAAACTGTTTATGGCTATTATCCAGGTCTCTTTAATGGAGAAACCCCTGGTAATCTTGTAGTACGCCCTAATGACGACCTTCTGATCCAAAAAGGCGGCGTTTCTGCACTCATTGTCTACCAACGCTTACTTTTTGACTCTAACGTTCAAGCGGCTTGGATGAAGGTTGTACAAGAGATCGTGTCTCGAGAGCTTGTTGTAGATGCCGCTTCCGATTTGCCTGGTGACAAAGCAGTTAAGGAATACATTGAAGAGATTCTCAAAACTCTCTCAATGGACGAGATTTTTAGGGCTCTTTTAGAAGCATATATTGTTGGCTACTCTGTCGGGGAAGTTATGTGGCGAAGGACCAGTCAGGGTGTTAAGCCCTACGACATTCGTCCTAGAGACCAACGCCGATTTCTTTTTGCAGTTGACGAAGAAGCTGACATGGGCTTCTCGATGAAGATGGTAACTTTTGCCAATACGTTTGTTGGTGAAGATCTGCCAGCACGTAAGTTTATTGTGTTTCGCTACTGGACTCAAGCAAATGGAGATCCTTACGGTTGTGGTCTTGGCCGGACTCTCTACCCAATTGTAAAGTTTAAGCGAAGAGCGTTAGAGTCTCAACTCCTCTATTCAGATCGTTTTGCAAATCCTACTGCTGTTGCTAAAGCGCCATTAGCTGCAACAACACAAGAGATTGACACTCTTTATGGGCATCTAACCAATCTTTCTCAAGAAACTGCTCTTATTCTTCCAGAAGGCTACGACCTTGAATTTATCAATCCTCAAGGGACGCCTGAAACTTTCTCTCAGCTTAGAGAATCTTTAATCAAAGAGATTAACATGCTGATTACTGGGGAAGATGAAATTGGTAACTCAGAAAAAGGGTCTAGAGCGTCATCTGAAGTTGCATTAGAAGTTAGGCAAATCCATTCCATGGAGCTAGCTCAGCTTCTTTGCGAAACGTTAAATGAAACTCTGATTCGCTGGACCGTTGATCTAAACTACGGTACCAATATAGTTGCTCCAAAAATCCGTCGTGACTTCCGTACTGAAGAAGGAAGTAAGCTTTCTATGGCCGATGTTGGAACTATGATTGAGAAAGTCGGGTTTAGGCCCACGCGAGAGTGGGTGGAGACAACGTATAAAGTTGAACTTGAAACACCAGAAGAAACTGAAGTTAAGGGCCCTACTCCAGAACTAGCTCCAGAGGAAGCAACAGTTCCTGAAGAAGAAAGTCAAAAAGAAAATGAAGAGTCGGCGGTTCCTGAAGAAGGAGATGAAGACCTAGACAAGTTAATAGAAGACATTCTCGGGTAAAACTCATTGAGGCTGTTCCCAGCTTTATAAGTGATGATTAAAGAAGTCCACATTTTCAAAGCCGGGACCCAAACCTCGGCTCAAGGCATTACAAGAGACTTTTCTGTCAATGATCTTAAACAAATTGCTGACTCGTACAGTCCAGATATTCATGAAGCTCCGATTCGCATCGGTCATGAAGACAATGATAAAGTGCCTGCATGGGGTTGGGTTAAAGGAGTAAAAGTAAAAGGCGACGAGCTTTTTGCAGAGATCGATTTCTCTCCTCTTGCGGCCGACTACGTTAAGAATGGTTTGTATAAGAAGGTAAGTGCCTCTTTTTATTCACCAGACTCTAAAATTAACCCAGAGCCTGGTAAGTGGTCACTACGCCACGTTGCTCTTCTTGGCGCTCAACCTCCAGCTATTAAAGGGCTAAAAGGTTTTGCCTATGAAGAAAGTCCCGATGGAGTACTTGACTTTGCAGTCACTCTTGCTCCAGATCAAGTTTTCGATAATGAACTTGGTCCCACCCTCAAGCGTGATCTCGGTCCGCTCGAAATCCTTAAAGAAAAACTCGACGAGGCCCGTTCTCAAATGACCCAAGAAGAAAAAGCTGCTCAGCAACTACCTGAGGCGCCACAAACTGAAGAAACCGTTGAAGAAGACTTCGGCGAAAATAAAACGTCTCATACCGGCATGATGGCCAAAGGTAAGAAAAAATCTATGGCCGCTGGCAAAATGGGTCATGAAGACAATGAAGAAGAAGAAGATGACGACTCTTTCATGTCTAAGGAGTCTATGAACAAAAAAGCTTCTATGGAAGACGAGGAGTCAATGGACATGGCTTCTGGTTGCAAAACTAAAAAAGACGGATCTTATGAAGAGGGTTGTGGTCCTGCTTCTAAGAAGAAAAAGATGAATTATGAAGAAACCGACTCTGAGGAGCATGGCGAAGCAACCGCTGAGCATGACGGTAAAGTAAAAGGCCTCAAAGCACCAGCTCCTGAGGGAATGTCTGACATGGAGTCCGAAACTTCTGACGGTGAAGGGCCCGTGGCTTCTAAAGTAAAAAAGAATCCTAAGTCTGGTGCTTGTGACCCAGAATGTGAAGATGATGACAAGAAGTTTGAAGAGCCAACCTTTGAGCCTAGCAAGAAAAAGCGCGGCAGCGACAATCTAAATGCTTCAGATGTAGGCACCAAAGAAACTGAAGGTGGCCCAGGCGGACTAGTTCGTACTCGCTCCACATCTAAAGGTATTAATCTCGGGTATGAAGAGCCTGATGAAGAAGATCTTGAAGATGATGATGAGCAGCATGTTGAGTCTGACAATAACAAGTATGTTGATAAGAGTACTGAGCCTAAGCGCGGTAAAGATGGCATGAAAGGCCGCAAAGTTCAAGAAGCGTACAACGACCAGTCTGGCCGAGGCGAATTGGGCAAAGCTGATTCTGAAGGTGAAACTGATCGCGGAATGAAAGGCGCTGCGCCCGAAATCAAGGGTTATCCTGATGCCAAAGGCCAAAGTTCCAAAGGCTCAGATGGCGGCGAAATGGCTAAAAACTACGAAGATTCCTATAAGGGACAGTCTTCTGGCCAAGACGAAGACCGTAAGATGACAGGAAAATCCAAAGAAATTGGTGGCTATCCTGACAAGTATATGAGTCTTGGGTCTCCTAAGGGAGGCGGAAAGCAAATCAAAGGCGGTAAAGTTCGAGTGATGGAAGTTAATCACTCTGAGCCCACTGACAAGATGACTGAGTTATTCGCTCGTCTTGAAGCTCTTGAAAGTGAAAATAATCGCCTAAAAGAGCAAGCGGATTTTGCTGAACGTCAAACCAAGCGTATGCTAATGACCCAATTTGTCGAAGGTCTTTATGAAGACGGCAAACTCACAGATGCTGTTGTGACTCAAGATGAATTGGTTGATTACATGGAAGGCCTTGAGTATGGTACTTTAGAGTTTTCTGAAGGCGAGACTCTCACTACTCCTTTAATGAAAATCCTTAGTAATCTTCCCGCACAAGTTTGCTACTCCGAAATTGCGGCTGGTGAGACAGTTGTTCGTGACGAGGACCTCGACCCCCATGAGCGGGCACTGAAACTGTCAAAAGAAGAGGGAATTGACTACACTGAGGCTCTAAAAGCCGTGCTCTTCTCGGATAACTACTAAGACTATGGAACTCCTGACGTTTATCGGTCAGGCGGCCAAACGCCAGGACGACTATATTGACCGAGCAAAAGATCTAGTCGAGTCCAATCCTTCCCTAGACAAACTCGAGAAGGAAATGACGGCTAGATCCGAGGCTTTGGCTAAAAAGTTAAGAGCCGATAAGATTACCTTCCCTGAGTTTAAACGTGCTTCGGCCGAAGATACTCTAATTGGCTCCTTAGCGAGCTTTATGCTTGGGTCTGGAAAAACCGCTATTAGCAATAACATTTTTTCTTCAGTGATGGGGCAAATGCAGTTTCTCTGGAACTTCTTTGAAGAGGTTCAGAGATCGCTAAATAACGGTCGTCTTGCAGAAGACACATCAGATTTCAAGGAAGAAGATGAGGATGAGGATGAGGTAGAGGGTGGGTACTATTATCCTTATCCCGAGGATGAGGAAGTTCCAATTGTAGAGACGGCTAATTCGGCTTTATCTGCGATGGGGGCTTCGTCAAAACCCACGTCTCTTCCAATTCCAATTGGCGCTACGTCGCCACTTAAAGCGGCTATTAGAGCCGCCGGGTCGTCCACCGATGACGTGGCTTCCCAACAGAAAGCAATAAGTGTGGACCCGACTCTTTCTACTGAAAGAATGACTGCACTTGCAGCTACCGGCGCAAAGCCTAGAGCAGTGCCTAATGGCCCTGCTACATGGAGCGGGCTGCTCTCTCGTCTAAAACGTTTTCTTGTCACGCCGCTTTACAGATGGCTTAAAACTGGCGAATTTAACACGAAGCTTCAAAATGGTTTCGGCGAGATGAGAAGAATATCAAGAGGCGATCGCAAAGTTTGTGCCGATTGCAAATACTATGCCTCTTTAGGCTGGGTTCCTATAGGTTCACTCCCAATGCCAGGCTTTCAATGCAGATGTCATGACCGCTGTAGATGTGTTGTCAATTATAGATAACTATTCGAATGGGTAAAAGATTTCTGTGTATAACCCACTCTTTAGAGTGGTTAAAACCAATTTCACTAAATAGATAAAATGTCTACACCAGTATTTGGCAAACAATACATTCGTTTTGCCGAAACCTTTCAAGTTGCTCAAGGCACCGCTGTTAACCAATTCCGCGTTGTGGAACTGGCCGCGGCTCCTGGTTCTCACCCCCCGCTCCTTGTTGAGCAGTCCAATGGCGGTGCAGCAGTGGGAGTTTCCCAGTTTACTCAAAACGATAACTCACCTGCAACGGGCTTTGCAACTGACGAAACTCGCATGCTAACCGTAGCAACTTCCGGTCTGTTGCTTGTTGAAGGCGATGGCACTCTTGCTGCTAACGACATCGGTACCGCTCTCGAAGTGATTGCCGGTGGCATTGCTTCTGACGCTGGCACTGCAGGTTCTACTGCCGTAACTGTTAATGGCACCACTCCGATTATCCGTGACGTGCTTAACATCGGCGGCGACCAGTTTGCTCTCGTAAGCTTCTAATAATCACTCGGCATTTAGTCTTTTCGAGGCTAGTATAAGTCCGAGTTTCAATTCTACCTTTTAATAAAAGGAGACTTAAAGTCAATGATGAATCTTCGTGACACTTACGGTGGTGTCGACCCTATTCTTACAACCCTGGCCCAGGGTTTTATGCTCCCAGAAACTTCGATCGCAAACTTTATTGCGCCCGTAGTTGACACGCCTACCCGTGCCGGCAAAATCCTGCGTTTTGGCAAAGAAGCCTTTGCTATCCAGGACTACCGTCGCGCCTATGGTTCCAACATTCCCGCAGTTCAGAGTCGCTTCGACACCGATGCGTATGCTCTCCAACAAGAAGTAATTGCTTGGGAACTCCCTGAAGAAACTATTGAGAACGCCGGAGAAGGGCCTGCTCAAGTAGATTTGCGTGCGATTGAAACCCGTAACGCCATGTCCCGACTCATGAATTCTTATGAAGTAACCGTGTCTGACGCCGTCAGCACTGTTGCTAACTACGAAGCCTTGAGTGCTACCAGCATCGGTCTTGGGTACACCACTTGGACCCTATACGACGTTGATGCAACTGCTCTCGGTATTGCTACCGGTGGTAATGCTTGGGGCACCGCCACTAACAATCCTATTGTTGACGTACTTAACTGGAAACGCGCCGTATCTAACCAGATCGGTATTCGTCCAAACAGTGCCGTAATCGGTACTGCTGTATTCGACAGTTTGCTGACCAATCCTGCGATCCTAGAGCGCATTCAATTCACCACTGCCGACTCTGTTGACGTGGACGTATTGGCTCGTTACTTCGGTCTCGAGCGTGGTATTCGTGTGGCTGAAGGCCGTCGTTTGTCCGATATCGGAGAACTAACTCCCGTATTCCCTGAGAA